CCTTAAGCTTTTTTGCAGTGTTTCGAGATATTCCGGAAGGTGATGGTCACAGCCGTTTGCTACCCATGAGAAAAGTAAATCATCATATTTTTCTATTTCACCCTTGGGCATCTTCATCAGGATCTTCTCAACTGAGAACGAGACATATTCGTCTTGATAATGATGGCTTAAAATATTTTTTAGAAGGAGAAACGTTTCATTAATATTGGCGATATCATGTTTTTTAAGAGAAGAAATGATGTCTTTTTTCAGACTTTCATGATTGGGCCAGGAAAATTCCAGTACATTTAACCAAAAATCAGTAATTTCCTTTGGATGAGGTTCATAAAATTCACCGGCTTGATGGACCATCCATCCGAGCCAGCTTTCATCCTGTGACTGGCAAATCGCATCAAACCAGTCTCTTCTCAAAAACAGGAACCATTCATATTGCTTGATGTTTCTGAAGAACAACAAAAACAACTCATTTTTTGACTGGAACAGGTAACGAACCAATGCTTGATCATTGGGTTCCGGAATGACCTCCGCAAGAGAAGAAACCATCAGCCTTTTCAAATGGAAGGCGACCTGGTTGGAATCCAGAAGTCCTCTTAGTTCCTGTCGGAATTGTTCAGGGTTATGACTTCTGAGGTAAAAGAAGTATGTTCTGACAATGGGCCGTACAAAGGGAACAGGAGGCAGTTCTCCTGCGTATGCAGGCAACGTTTTTCCTTGCCGGATGGCGTTACGTACCAAAATGAGATCCAGATAGGTTTGATGGCCGAATCTTAGCTTGGAATGCCCTGATTTCTCAAGAATATGGAGGCTTTGCAGAATACGAATATCTTCCTCTTGTAATTCCGTTTCCTCTTCCATGATTTCCATTCTGTGCCGGGCCAGCATTCTCAGCGCAATCTTATGGAGAGATTCTTCGATTCGTTTGCGGGAAGGTCCTCCCATTTTTTCATTCAGGGAAAACTTCAAATATCCGGACAGAAGGTCGATGTCATTCGATTGAGTAGGGACCATTCCCTGCTGACGAAGTTCATGATAGATCCAAAGCATATAGGGCGATGAGAGAAGACATTTCTGTCTGTCACCCACTTGAGAGGCATTCCAGCCCCATTTCTCAAAAAGCGGAACAATCTCCTCCTTCCAGTCCCAGGGTTTTACGGAGATACGTTTTTCCCAGGGAATAGCCCGTAGCCGGGAGTCATAAGCAGCATCAAAGGTTCTACAGGAAGCGACGATGAAGATATTGGGAATATTTCTGAGTTGATCAATCAGGGCAGAAAAGTATCTGAAGGCAGCGCCGCCTGTTGAGATGGCGATGACGTCAAGAGAATCCATGGCAACGACGACGGGATGACATTCTGCAAATCGGGCTATTTTGCGGGGAAGGTCGTGATCCAGTTCTTGAGATATCCTGTCTGTGCCATTCCCGATTCCGTCAAATTCCTTGGTTTGAAGGTAAATAACTTGGTATGGAGCGTCTGTATCTTGTTCCAGTTGATCGACAAGATTGAGGAGAACACAACTTTTTCCGGCGCCCGGTCCTCCTTCAAGCAACATAGTTTTGCTTCCGTCATCAAGATGCTGAAGAATTTCTTTCACTTCCGGCCGTGGAATTCTTTCCCCTCCTATTTCCCTGAGAAAACTACTTCGGCCAATGGCAGAAATTCTCTGGATATCTTCTCTCAGAATTTCTATGGGATACCGGGGAGCCAGGCATATACCGTTCTTTAAGAATTTTTCCAGAACATCCTGGCGGGTGATGAAGGAAGAATCGGTCCATCTTGATTCCAATCCAATTTTTTTCTCCCGGGCGTTGGCCTTTGCAACCAGCTCCAGCACTGCGTCCAGAGCTGCATCCGCATTGGTCGCTATGGAAGAAAGGTGCAAGAGGGTATATTTCCTGATAGTTTCCTGTTCAATGGTTCTGAAGAAAAGCGTTTTTAAGAATTTCCAAAGCTCGGTGTCTTCTTCCTGAACATCCAGGACTTCTTTCAATTTTTGATAAATGGCGTTTATTGTTGCATTGGTATTGATCGCGGTGTGGATGAATGAGTGTACATCGGGATAAGAACGGGATTCTTCCGCCAGTTTTCCCACGCCACCGAATCCGTCTTGACAGTAAAAATCAATGGATTCGATATCATCAGCGCTTTTGAAGAGCTTCCATGCCTTATTCAGTTCTGCCCCCAATCCGTGGATAGTCCAATCCTTGCGGGCTGACTGATTTTTTTTACACTGGCAGTAGGTTTTCCTGCCCGATTCATGATGAATAATAAAGTCTTCTACTTCTATCGGGCCGCCATCCAGGACGCGTGTTGATTCAATTTCCATCCGGACGATTTTTTGTCCGCTCTTTTCATCCATCATCTCGGCAATGTATTGGGCGGCCAGCAAATTCTGATATCTGTCACCCTTATGAGATTCAACTGCGCTTCTACTCATTGTTCTCCAATATTTTCTATACGCAATCTTCCTGATCAACAAAAAGGAATCAATATAATTCTGTTTTTGCCAAAAAAAGCCGTGGCTTGTTCGCCACGGCTTGAAGAGCGGATTAGTTATTCCGCATCATAGTTTTTAATTTTTTCAAGTACTTGCTGCTATCGTCTGTCTTCCGTGTGTTGTTTTTTCATTTTTGGGTCCCTTTTTGGATCCATGAGGTTGGTAATAGTGGCAAGTACTTTGGTCGCCATCACGGGTATATCAACATAATGGAAGCGTCAATATAGTGGCAACTGCAATATGCTGTTCCAGCATGACGTGTGAACTATACTTTTCACGATACATTCATTACCAATATGTTATAGAAACAAATATTGTTATATTAGTATTTGATAATAGGCATTAAAGCCATATTGACGGGTCGGTTTTCGTCAGCCGTCGGAACAGAGTCGGATGCATCAAAAATTAGGTTACCGGTAAATTTGGTCGTATATTCGGTATGACCCGCATATCTTTGATTGGAACCTGTTGTTTTTGAGAATACGCCAGTTCCACCTGGGGAACCAAGTTGAATATATGTTGACAGCTTCCCTGTAATATTGCGGATAGCGTCTTCTTGCATGCTGCCTACGGCTCTCTCTATAGAAGTTGAACGGATGAACAACCCGTTATCTCTTGTTAAGTCGGGAAGGGTGAAGGTAGTTACGCCGTCACCGCCGTAGGTCGTGCCGATTGCCGCGTATAATTCCGGATATTGGCTGATTTGCAGGGTTGTCCCATTGCATTCCAGCCAGCCGCTTGGCGCTGTGCTGCCGCAAAACCACATGAAACAGCCCGGGGCTACGCTGGAACCGCGCGGACCTTCCGGACCTGCATCCCCTTTATCTCCCTTGTCCCCTTTGGGGCCTTGCGGGCCGGCGGGGCCCTGGATACCGGGATCACCCTTGGGGCCCTGGGGACCTTGTGGCCCGGGATCACCCTTGTCTCCTTTACTCCCTTGACCGCCTGAGTTCCATTTTTCCTTTTCCTGTGCCGTGACGTGAATGCTTGCGTTTCCTGCATGAGCGGAAAATTCATTCTGCGTGGTCATCAGGATTCCGTTAATCGTGATAATCTCATTCATGATTGTTGTCTAATTGGTTCGGGATAACCCCGGCTGGTGAACATCCTGTTTTTCCTTGGATACATATCTCCTGATTACTCGGGAACCTGTTTCAGGACAGACACCTTGCGAAAGGAATTTGCATGTATTTCAAAAAGAAGTCATCCCGCATGCAACGTCAGGCGGAAACGCCAAATGGGCAGAATACAATGATTCCACGTGCTTTTCTCCTTTTCCTAATTTTTCCGCATTGACGCGGGCTCATGGATAGAAAGACCCACATCCCCATGATGTTGAGAGGCAGGCGGACGGCAATTATTTCAATATGCCTGAAAATGAAAAACCGCCGTAAGCTTTTCAACTTACAGCGGTTAAAAGTGGTCGGGTTGACAGGATTCGAACCTGCGACCCCCTGCACCCCATGCAGATATTGTCATTAAAGCAAACTAAAGTGTTTTCATATATCGTTGTATCATCAGCAAAATAGAAAATAGGTATTGAACCGTTTTAGGAGGTTTTAATCATCATGACGTGTGGCTGGCGTGTGGCTTTCAGTTTTCGCACGAATCGAGCGGAGGACAATTTCACTAGGCGGCTATCTCCTCGCTTGCCGTGCTGGGTCAGAATCCATGGCATGGAAAGAATCTCCTGTTCATAAGAGAGCAAGTTCCCAATGTCCCCCGCCAGAAAATGCAGATGCCAGGCATCGCATCGTTCCGGTTCAAACCGGCAACGGACATCGACAATCTGCCGGAAGGAGGCGGAGGAGTCCACCCGGCGCGCCATCAGGACAAGTTGCGGCGTAAAGACGCATACGTCCTGATGGTGTCCGTCTTCCTCCATCTCCTCCTTCCTCCTGCCCGCGGCAAGGTAGTAGGCAACGGCATCTGATAGAGCATTTTTCCTCATATCAAAGAGCAAGCGAACTGGTAGGCGCGTTCACTGCGGCTCAACCATCCCTTTCCGAAGACGGAGAACTGCTTGCAGGAGCAATAAAATGCCTTACGCTTTTCTTGCAGGCCAGCCAAAAACACTGCTTCATCTGTGCCGTCCAACTGGTCCTGTAGTTCTTGCTGGGTCTTGGGACCAATAATGCCGTCCACCGTGAGCCCGGCGCCGTGGATGTTCAACGCGCGCTGAAGTATCTTCCCGGTGTTCTTGCTACCGGAATTGAAATAATGGTCCCGCAGGATGAATTCCGTAGCCGGGTGGGCATCGGAGCCAATCCAGGCGCGGACCGCGGCGGTATTGTCCAGGACGTACTGAAGGCAGCCCTCCCAGCCTTCTTCCTGTTTTCCGGCGTCAAGCAAGGCTTTGAGGCGGTTGAATACGGCGGGTTCAATGCCGTCACAAATGCCGCAAATTTCCCACTTGCCGCCCTTGTCAGCGGCAGGGAGTCGGGAAACGCGCAGGGATTCCGGCCCGGTCACGCGGCTGTCTTCAAAGCGGAGGATGGCCGCAGCCATGTTTCTTTCAATGGTGTTCATGTGAGTTATAACTTAATTTTGTTAGAATTGGTTAGAACTGTATCCAAAATGGAAACAGTTCATTTCCTGGCGTATTGTTCGAGGTTGGAGAGGCGCATGTTGATCTCCGTGAGGGCCTTCGTCTGGGCGTCCATATAAGCGCGCATGTCGTGGTACAGGAAGCCACAGGCAATAAAGCCCACGAACATGACCAGTTCAGGCTTGTACTCCCTCAAGAGGTTCAAATATCCGCGGGCTTTAGTGCACATGATTCTTACTTCTTAGTGGTTTGAACGACGGGCGGCGTATCCGTGGTGGGCTGGGCCTGGCTGTAGGACAGGTGGCCCGGTTCCAACACAAGGCATGAGCCGTCCTTGCATACCTCGGTGCGGCCTGGGGTCACGTCTACGGAGTGACCGCAGCCTCCCAGTATAGCGGACGCCGCATAGGCCGCCCCCGCCAGGACCACCCACAAAAGGCGTTCCCACCATTTCAGGCCGGGTTTAGTTTTGCTTTTTTCGTAGGCATCTTTCATGCCCTGCTTCCCCGCCTCAAAGGGGGCCTTTTTTTTCGTATTAGTCATATGCGTATGTTATTGGTTATGTCAGATAGTCGTAGAAGGGAGCAAACGCCTGTTGTGTGGTATGCTACATGTGGTAATCAGGGATGCGTGCCAGTCGTCGCAGGATTGCATATAATCTGTAGAGTCATAATGCTTCCTGTCTGATTTTAAGAGCCTTTCCTCGCTGGCCAACCACACCGTAAATGAGCCATGTCCACCGCGGTGCTCCTGTTTCGTTGGCATCAATATTCAGGGTTAATTTGTTCATGCCGGAAGTAGGCGCAGGCGTTGAGACCCACTCGTCTAAAGCGGCTCCATCTACTTGCATCTTTGCCGGATAGTTCAGAGACCATTCGATGCTCTCTCCTTCCGGGGCGGCGGTGTACTCGTCTCCGTCGCAGCCCAATGTGACATCGGCCTGCTCCGCAGGTTGCCTGTAGGCGGTGAGTTCGTGAAGAACGGGAATGGCGAGACCGTGGGGCTGCAGGTTGTTAATCGTACAATACTTTAAAACATCATTGCTCTTGCTCTTCATGTAAAAGCCGCCACCCTGTTCCTCCGGGAATTCTTTCACCGGGTAGGCCTGCACTGGAGCAAAGAAACTATTATTGATAAAAAAGGATAAATAATTCTGATTGGGAGATTTGTCTCCCGCCACCAAAAATCTTATATAAGAAGCACTATTTATACTGGAACAAGGCAAAATGGCAGCGTATAAGAGTGATTCGTCACGCTGATCCATCACATACACAAAACGTCTGCACCGACCTGCAGAAAGATCCGATTCGGACAAATTGTAATTGTTAAAGTAGGCGAGTGCAGAATGTTTCCAATGCCATCCGCGACTCCCGCCCGCAGTAACAGACCATGTGTGCGCACCGGGCTTAACGTGGGGAATATCCTCCATTCGCATTCCTAAAAATGACAAAAAGCGCCCGCCGTACGTATGGATCGAATATAAGCCCAATTCCGAGCATATTGAGAAATTCCCCGGATCGACCGTTTCCTTTTCGCCGGCCACCCCATCATATCTCGGAACCTCAACGAGGCGATTGTATTCAGAGTACGTCGTTTCTACTGGCAGTTTCCCGGGAATTACACGAGTATCGGCAAAACCATCCCAGGCATAAATAGCAGCCTGGGAAGCGGCTCGCATCTGGAGCCGTGTTGGAATGGAACTGTCACCGTACTCTGCGAGCTTGGTCGTTACCCCATTAAGAATAACAGGGCCACTGAACGTCTCAGTACCTGCGTGCGTATTATCACCCGTGAAGGCATTGGATGCTCCCGGAATAGCCGTAGCCTCATTCCAAGCAGTGCGTTCTTCTTCCGTAATATGGACGGTCGTGTTTTCGGTATGCTCGTCGAGTCCATCTTGCGTAGCTGTCACCACACCCTTCGTATTCCGCGCATTCCATTTCTCCTTTTCTTCCTGGCTGACATGAACCGTCGTGTTGGTTTCATGAGCCGTGAACGTGCCCGTGTCAACCTTGCCGGAGAGGGCGGAAGCATCCGCCTTGGCATTCCAGGCAGCGCGTTCCTCCTCTGTGAGATGGATTGTCTTATCTTCTGCATGGCCGGCAAAGTCACTCTGCGCCGCTACCAGAACTCCGTTTACTGTAGTAATTTTATTCATGATTATTCTTTGTTGTTTATCGTGAAGTGATTGAACAACGCCACTGCCGCCCCGTCCACGATCGTGAACTCCAAATAATCCTGACTGGTGAAAAGCCTGCGCCCTCCCTGGGCATTGACTGCTTCCACGGTCAACGCAACCGCATCCCTGGATTCTGGAAATACTTTCCCTTCCTCCGGGAGTGGGCTGACGGTGACTTGTTCCAGTCGCACCCAGACTTGAAGCGCTTTCCATTCGTCGGATAAAACGGCAATGCGTGTTACCACTTCATTGAAAGTTTCTGCCTGTTCCTGGGAAATATCATCCTGTGTGAAGCGTCGAGATTGGATGAAGCCATTCTTGTTTGGGAATACGGCCGTCAGGATAAGCTTTCTCCAGTTGCCGGGTTCGGGAAACTGTATCTGTATTTCTGCGTTGTTCATATTTTATGTTGTCGGTTGTTCCGGGTCGGTGTACGGCTCTTCCGTTTCTTCGGTAATCCAAGATTTTTGATAGGGCTCTAGTCCATATCGGACATAGGTATTACCACCTACACCGTTAATGATTGTTGGAGACTCTGCGCTGATCACCCCCCCATAGAGACCCGCCTGTGCGTCAAGATAAATAACAGGGGCATAGAGCACATGATAGGTATCCCAGCACCTGATGTCTGCCAGCTTGATAATCGTATCATTGGACAGCCCCCCCATCATCAGCCACACTCCGGCGGCCAAGGCGTCTCCGTGGCCAATTTCGGATTGAGCAATGACAACTCGATAGGTGGCTGAGCATGGATTGCTGTTGTTGTTGTAATTCAGATCGGATAACGTCGTTCGTACCACATATCTCTTGGGAATGCCGATGCCAATCAGCTCGCGCACGCGGGCCTTGTAGCCATTATCATAATAGAGAGTCACATCAACCAGCCGCGTTATATCCGTCACACTGCCGACCACAGGGCGGAGCCGAAAATCATCTATGCCCGCATCCGGATACTCGCTGAATTGTCCAGATCCCCCGATAAGCATGGAAAGCTTAAATGCGCTCCCATCAGACCCCCCACTAAATTTGATTGGCAGAGAATACCCCGCTATCTTGCTATAATTTCCTCCTCCGAGCGCACCGGCAGATGGCAGTGTGACGGATGTCCGGATATTGGCTGCCAAGATGGCCTCACAGTAGCAGCCAGGAGCAATATGATTGATTGCCACCCCATTAGTAGCCGTGCAGGAGGATGTGGCCCAGTAGGTGCGCGTCTGGTGCATCATGGCCGTGTGGGCCATCCCCAGGGCATAAGCCCGGCTGACGGCTGTGGTATCTGTAGCGGCCCCGGCATCCAGCGGGATATTGATGCCGCCGTTAGCGTTGATTGTGCCCGCAAAAGTACCAGAATCCGCCGTCAGATTCTTCAACACCGCATCTTCTCCCGGCTGGATGCCGCTCCGGGCAGACGATCCCGGAGCGGCAGCTTTAAAAGTCTGAGTCACCAGTGCATGTTCATCAGATACCTCCACCGCATCCGTGGGAGCCACAAAAACATACTGTCCAGCCGAATCAGCTTTTAGAATGGTAATAGGGGAAGAATCGTCCTTGCATACTGCTTTCACAGTACAAGCCGCGGTACAGGTAAGGGCGTAGGATGCGCCCGGTATGGTATTCACTTTCATTATAATTTCCTTCTAACGTCCCGTCAGCATGTGACGGTCATATACATCGTTGGCATGCTTGTGATTCGGATGATCTGGATTGATGTAAGCCTCATGTAATGGATGGGTGGGATCGGATTCAATGCGTCGGCATTCCCCGGCTCCCCCTTGCATGTCGATGGACATATTCAATCCAGCCGCTTTTGCCTCCCGCCGCATTTGAGAAATCGTATCCATCAGCTTAATGACGCCTGGATGGCCGCCGATGGCAGGGTCGGACAGGAAGCTATCATCAATGCCAGCGGACGCGCACAGAGACTGCGCCGTTTTAGCGGCACCCTCAAAGCGTGCTTGGTAATCGACTCCCCATTCCCGTTGTAATGCCTGAATCATCTGCTGGCTGCGTGCAGTTTGTTCAGCGGCGGCCAAATCCTGGTAGTGTGCAGCATATCCTTCAGCAAGACGCGCTGCGGCTCCCGGAGCAATCCCTAATTCATGCCCGGCCTGCTGCAACCATGATGCCGTGGGTGTTGGAAGTTGGAATCCATCGGAAAACGTCAGCTTGTAATCAGCCAGTTGTTCCGGGATGCCCATAGCCTTTCGGTAGGCAGACTGATCGGCGCCATCATCCAAATAATGGCTGAAATCAACTTCCGTTGTGGCAGGGACCGTCTTATCTTCCTGCTGGGTGGGATTCCCAGGTGCAGCAGTAGTGTCGCCAAGCGTCACGGACGACGGGGGAGGATTACCACTTCCACTATCTCCTCCATCAGCAGGGGCTTCATCACGCATAAACCGATTATGATATAATCTATTGATATACATATTTTAATATTCGTTTTCTTGTTTGATCTGTTTCCCAAGCGCTACTTCGCGCCGCAGGAAAAGAAAGACTTCGCGGTAGGCATCCCGCCTCATGGCGTCCAGGGGGTCATACTTTCCAGATTGTCCCTGGAAAACGGGAAGGTCTGTTTCAAAATGATGTTCCAGCCATTCTAAAAGTAGTTGGCCTGATACCGTATCAAAATCATGGAGCAGCCGGCGCCGTATCATCCGGCGTTCCAGCCAACGGACCAAGGGAGCCAAGAAAAAAGATGGCCTCAAAGCATCTACTGGTTTCCTGCCCTTGCCAAACAGGCGGTACACACAACGGCGTACCTTGTCGCGTTCATCTTTAATACTCTGGTCAGTATGCTTCATTTTCTACTTCCCTTTCTTGTTAAGCAGCGACAAGGCAGTGGCTCCATCTTTGGCCGCGGCGGCGCCTCCTTGCATGGCTGCCAGTTCTTCTTGAGCTTTCAAAGCTTCCTGTTTGGCCTTATCAATCGCCTTGAGTTCCTGGTCAGTGGTGATGTGTTCCTCTTTCATTCCGGAGGTGCGCAAATAGTCCTTGAACAAATCTCGAACCTTTACAATATCAAGTAATTCAGGCCATGCTGCGGATGCGTCAGTCAAAGGCTGCAAGGCCATCATGGAGGATTCCGTTTGAATTTGTTCCAGGGCGATTGCCAATTTACCCGTGAACCTCACCGTAGGCAGAGCCATCATCAACTCCTTGGTGATGGCATTCTCTTTCATCAAGGATGGCGGCGGCGGTGGAAACTTATCTGCACGGGCAAGCACGCCAAAAATGCGCTTGAAGAAATAGGACAGGTCCGAAGTATATAAAGTGAAGGTGGGGGAGAACATAGTCAGCTTTTCTCCTTCCCTGGCTCTCACTTCCGTGGCCGTCATTTCTCGGTCTATCTGCGAAATAACCTGGAGCATATCGCAGTAAAAAGCCTCCTGAATCTCGCGCTTCTTAATCTCTATTCTGTCTTGCCCTACATCATAACGGCCTCCGCTGGCCCATTCCCGGGGGAAATTCTTATCTGCCGCCTCCCGGCTGATTGTGGTGCGGCCCCCAGCTCGGAAATCAACCTCTCCCACCTGATTAGCCAATTCCAAGATGCGGGGAAAGGCTGCAATATCCGCCAGGGTGTCCATGTTCTCATTAAGCCTAATTAGGCTCTTCATGGCAGGAATAACGGCTTTACCAGGTGCCAACCCATAAGGGCCATTTCCCCATTTCAGGAACCTGGGAACGAAATATGGGAATTCATGATACCCATCTTCTTGAAGGAGCGTTTCGGACTCTTCGCAGATATAGATGGACTCAAAAGGGCGCTGCTTCCCGTCATATTCCGCCAGTCGTAAATCATAGACTTTCCGGGGCTGGACGAGATGGACAATCGTAAAATCCGGATCGTACTTTTTGCCAGCGTCCTCATAAGCTGCCTGTATCTTTTCACAGGCAATCTTCCCGTTGCGACCAAACTTTTCCATGGCTTGGACGGCAGAAAACTTGAACCATCTTGCCAGGGTATTGATACGCTTATCCTTGTCTTCCGCTACGCCGAACGTGCCGCAAGGCACTTGAGTGAACGTGAGACCTCCATTTTCCCAATCCGGGCAGTACATACAGCCAGTACCCAAGGAACAGTCATCCAAATCGGCTTCATGAATCTCCGTGTAAAAATTGGAGTTGGCAATGGATTCCTGAACGATCCTTGTCACGTCGCCACACCAGGCTTTGACGTCATCTTCGGAATCTACTGCGTCGTGTTGAAAAGCAAACCAGGGACGGCGGGATGGCGTAATATACTCCATGAACCCGGCAGCCAAACGCATGCAGCACTTGGAGCCTTCCGGGCAATGGCTGTATTCATCCGCATCCGCATTGCGCCGTGGAATCAGCAAATCCCTCAATATATCCCAGTCGCCGGACCATTTGTCTCTCTGGGCACGTAGAGATGCACATGTCCGCAACCAGCCTTTGACTCTGGTATCATCCATTTCCCAACGTAGTTTTTAGGGGTTGTGCCTGTTGCTGTCCGGCGCCCGCACCAAGGCTGGGAAGTCTGTCTATCGTAGAATTCAGAGTCTTCTTTCTGCGGCGCTTACTGTCCAAATTGGTGTCCGCCTGCTTCTCATTGGCATCTACAGTAACGGTAGGTATCTCCGGGGCAGGGGCAGGAGTTGACGGTTTCATGAATCCCATGCCTCAACCATGGCACACCGGCATCAAAATAAATACCGCTCTAAATCAAGTAATTACCTTTTTGGTACTCCCAATGCTTGTTTTCTCTTGAATTTATAAGGGTTGTGCGTATTGCCATAAATGGGGACAAGCCCTCTGGCGTGGGCTTCCACGTAAATTCGGAAGGCATCCGCGGAGTCGGAACAGACATCATGCAGTGGTTTGGGGCGCATTACGCCATTGCGGCCAGGTGGCTGCACCTGGTAATTGGATAGAGCATCAATACCGGATATATACTCCACATCCTTGACCACAATCACATCTCCGCACCGTGCATGGAAAATGCAGTTCGGCAGAAATTCTCGTACCAAGTCCACACCTTGCCAGACATCCTGAACACGAGGGACAACCACCACACGAAACCCGGCAGACCGAATACGATCTTCATAGCTCAACCCATCGCTGCGCTCCCGGTTCACGGCATCGTGAGGGAGAAACACAGTATCAATCTTCCCATATTCGGTTTCCCATTGTCGTAATTTCTCCACAAAATGAGCCACAACTTCGCCGGACGCCCGGTAATGCTCTACGACCCGATGTTCGGTCCTTAACTCATTGAATAGCCACACAACGGTAGAGTCTGCCATGCCAATATCAAACGCCACATTCAGGGGCGCCATGCGGTCTACTTCAAATCGGCAATTCAGTTTCCGATCCATCCGCATGCGGGTGATGATGCTCCCGTAAATCGCACCTTCCACTTGTACGTCAAACGCTTCGTCGGGGGTACTAGGATACTCCTGCGTCATCTTTGCGCCCATGGTACGCTCCATGGACACATACCAGGCTTTCTGCTCGTCGGTCAGATGGATGTCTTGGGTCTCCAAAAGCGCAAAGTATTTGGTCATGCGGTCATCCAGACGCAGTTTCACTCCCTCGATTCTGTAATCCGGATGTTGATGCCACGGGAAGAAGAAAAATTTGAAATCTAAAGGCGTCAGTTCATTGCCTATGTTTTCAATAGATCGCTTCGTCAGTTCGTAATTCAGGCCATACCGCCCCCCTTCATGAGTTGTTTCCCGTATGACGATGCATCCGGATGCTACTGTGTTAATCGCCCCGGTCACGATTTCAGAGGCATCCTTAGGTCTGGTATTGGCAACGTGGGCCAGCTCGGAGACGTGGAGCATCTGAAGCGTGCCTCCACGCATGGACAAGGCAACGCGGATACGGCTACCGTTGCCGAAAACAGCCGATTCCTCTTTGAAGCGTGCCCGGCACCGCCTCTTGATGGCTGCTCCGATTGCCGCCAGAGCCTCGTCTTCCTCCGTGGCGCCGTCCTCTGGGACATAATCGAGCATCTCATAAGCCAGTCGGATTTTTCTCAACTTCTCCTGGGCGTCCGGAAGTGCCTTATCAATGATGCCCGCCTTAAATCGGGGGCGGAACAGGCAGTAATCCAGCATCAGCATGGCTACATAGGTGCTCAGGCCAAGCTGACGGCTCTTCAAAATATCGTCCCGGTACCAGAACTCCTTCCAGAAGGCGAGCTGGGCCCAATTCATCCGGAAACGCACAAGTTCCCCGGTCTTTGTCTCAATCCAGTATAAGTGATTCAGGCGCCAGAACTCGTCTGCCAGCATCTCCTCAAGCCTTTTCTCCGCGTTGTCCATCCTGAACCTTGATAGGTTTGTCGTTAAGCTTTGATAGAATAGCATCTACACCAAGAACAGTGTGCTCCACCTTGTCCGGTTCGTAGGCCCCGTCCATCTTGTTGAGCTCGGCAATGGCGCCCAGCTTGGAGGGCATCTTGATTTTTGTTGAGCAACCGTTGGGGCCACTGGTTTCCGTGAGTTCCTGGCACAAATCGGATTGGTCATCTACATCACGAAGCGGCGTCCTCACCACGCGGGAAAGCCATTCCATCCGCTGCTGTTTGGTCAGGACAAGCGGGCTTTCCGCTTTTTCATTCAATCCGGCAAGGTACTCCTGAACCTTGGGGTTTTTTAGGAGCTTGGATGACTCCGTGGCACAGGTTGATTCCTTTAATGTCTTTCCCTTGCCGTAGGAATCCATGTAAGCCTTGGTGCCATTCTTACACTCAAAATAACACCGGGCAAACTCCTTCTGCTTTTCTGTTAATTCTTTCATCATGAGAATATATCAATAAACAGTTCACGCCCTTTTGGAGTCAGCCGATAAATGCGGCCGGGGCGCCCAACTCCTGCGGTTTTCATGCCAACGACTTCCACCTCACCAGTACTGATCAATGCGCGTAACGCGGCTTGTGCATGAGATTCGGATATGCCTGTTGCAAGTAGCATGTCGGAAAGGGATGCCACACCATCCAGAGACCCTATCGTCCACAATACTCTCAACTGTCCCATGCGCATGCCGTGACGGCTGATACCGGAGAACACACTCTGCATGTAATCTTTTTTCTTCATGCCTCACCTCCCAATCCCATTTCTTTTCTCAATTCCCGGATTTCCGCCGCCGCCGTGTCAGTGTCCACGACGGGCCCTTCCGGCTGCTGCGGGGCTTGTTCGGGCTTCGGCTTCTTGCGAGCGGCTGCCGACTTCCAGCGCGTTTCCTTGGCCCAGCGGTCCGCATAGGCTAACACATCCCCGAAGCACTCCCAGAACTTGCGCCTGCTGTCTGGCCGCCAAAAAGCCTTGTTGCTCCGGTCATGCGTCAGCCCGGAAGCGTAGTAGGCCCGCAGCATTTCCATATCCCGCGGAGTAACCCGGCCCTGTGCGGAACGGTACGCCTCAAGCGCGGCTGCCGTCTCAATGGCGGTTGGTATCGTCCGACCCCAGGACGGGTTGATTTCAAGGGTGGCAGCCATGAACCGTGCAGCTCCAGGGGAAGCCCCCAGGTCCGCGTGATTGTCGGCGCAGCGCATCCCCCGGACATCGTTCAATCGTTCCCGATCCGGAAAAGAAGGGGCAGGCAGTACAGGAGCAGCGGGCGATTCTCCCCACGGTGTACTGTTCACCGTAGTAGTTTCTCCCCCTATATTCCCTTTCTTTTCTTTTCCTTTCTTTTCGCTTTCCAACGGAGCGTCATTTGCTATCCGAGGTTGGTTTCCTACGTCGGAACCGACGTTGGTTTCCGGTATCGGTTCCGAGGTTGGTTTCCGGCCTCCCTTCCGTCCGTTGGCACGTGCGATTTCCCTTTTGCGCTCAATCTCTCTTTGAGCGTCGGCAGGGTAAAAAGAAATGACAAGGTCGTCCCCGTCCCAGCGGTACAGCCCGCAGGACTCGGCTACCTCGGAAGCCATGACCCCGCAAGACTGCATCCAGCGGCGGTCTCCCCAAGTCCTGGCCCCAGCAATGCGCCCCATGTTCTCCTGGTCGCAGGACCAGGCTACCAGGGAAAGCCACGTGGCCCGCTGGGTGGGATCGGCGCCGATGTACTCATTGGACCGGATAACGTAGAGTGGTATATTGATATATTCCATACCCTTTAAGCATAATTTCAATTGTCCTTTTTCTTACTCTCCGCGGCCTGGATGGTAAATATGGAGGGTTTCATAAAAACGAGGAAGACAGTCTTCCCGCGGCGGTGTCCGAACAAAGGCTCCTGGCTGGCCAGTTTCAACACTTCTGCGGTTGAAATCTGATCCTCACACCATTTGAACACCAGAACTCCGCCCGGTTCCAAAACCCGGAAACACTCACCGAATCCGGCCTTCAAATCCTCCCTCCAGTTCTCCCGGTCCAGCTTGCCATATTTCTTGGCCAGCCAAGACGATTCCCCGGCGTGAATCAAATGCGGAGGGTCGAACACGACAAGGCGGAACGTCCCGTCGCTGAAGGGCATCTCCCGGAAGTCTCCGACGACGTCCGGCTTGATTTCCAGGGTGCGCCCATCGCAAAGCGTGTGCGTTTCCTTCCGGCGGTCCATGAAAACCACATCCGGATTTTCCCTGTTGAACCAGAACATGCGGGAGCCGCAGCAGGCATCAAGCACGGCTTTCATAACACTGCCACCTTTCCATAGCCCTGATTTTGCAGCGTGTACAGCAGGGGCGCTTCTGTATTATCCCACGCCACAAGGCAACTTGGCGCGTTGGGCTGGTTTCCAGGAGTCTCGCCATCCGGGCGACAAAAGCGGATGCGGCCCCGCCACAAGAACAGATACCGGGCACGGTGCAGCACGCACCGCTGGAACCAGCGTGTGTCCGACCGCATGAAAATGAGTGCCAGCCCTCCGCCCTGGTGCATGCTCATGCGCTCCATGAATGCCTCCGCCTCGTTGCCGTAGGGAGGGTTCAACCACACGCGCCCCTCCCAGGGCAGCAGGAGGCCGTTATCAGCCTCCGTGTAGTTGACGCTGGCACAATCCCACGGGCGCACGGTAGCGGCGCAGGGGTCCACATCAAAATGTCCCAGCAGATCCAATACGTAGCGCGGAGTGAGCCAGACGTTGGTTGTTTTCTCGGTTTTGGCAGTGTTAAAGGTGTTCATTCCCCCTCCTTTCAAACACGATTTCCACCTGTCCGGCACGTTTCAGATCGTGAACCCGGTCAATCCCGGCACAGTCCAGTGTCCGGTCGTCAATGCCCATGGCCTTGCAGGCTCCGTCCATGTACGCCTTGCAGCGGGCAAGGCAGTTGTCCGCGTCCGGCTTGTTGCCCTTGTAATACCAGATCACCCGGTAATGCGTCGGCTGCATCTTGTGGCCCTTCAGGGCTTCCAGCGTCACGGCACCGGCCATTGTTCGGGCGCGGCTCTTGGCAGCCGTCTTCTTGTAACCGGCCACCAAGGCCCCCCTGGGAGTGAGAGGGGCCTTGGCGTTGGGAGACAGGCAGCGCGGTGTGTGAGGCAAGGTAATGGTCAGCGTGGTCATCATGCTGCACCTCCTTCCCATTCCTTCTTGAGCTCCCACCGCGGGATGCGGTAATACCGCGGCAGGGCCACGGCCCCCGGATAAATCCCCGTCGCCACGCACTCGGCGTACTGGCGCAGGGCGGCCATATACTGCCCCCGGTAATGCTCCAGGGCCTCCTGGTCCATCCGAACTTCCGAAATGCAGTAAGGGGCCACAGACTCCATAAATTCGAACATGAAATCACGGCGTATGCCAAAGATCGCCTCATACAAATCGCAGTACAAGGCAGCCTGCCAGCCGTACCCGTAGCGGGCCATGTCCCTGTCAATCAGGCCGGAATCTTCCACGGGCGTGGAGGTCGTCTTCATGTCGATGATCGGCAAATCGGTATCGTGGGGCAGAATGTCAATCATGCCCGTGATCGTGATAGGAACCGGCGGCTTGTCCGGTGCGTACTCAATGAGCAGCGTCTTGTACATCGCCACCTGGGATTCAAACGATTCCCCCAGCACCAAGCCGTGTTCCGTCTTCAAATAGCCGTTGAAAATCCCCACGGCTTGCTGTGCTTCGGCGTATTCCCCCGGAGTCAGGACGGCTCCCCCACGGTCGGCAAACGCCGCCCAGCGAGCTGCTTGCTCGTCGTCCTGCTTTGTCTTGGACACGGAGCCGTTCTTGTTCACTCCCGGCAGCCACTCTTCCACGAGATACTGATTCTGGAACTGCTCCGGAGTCAGGGCCAGACAATCCACCAGGGAACCGAAGCGGAACCCCAGGGAAACCTTCTCAATCCCTTCATCCTGCCGGTACTTCCACTTGAATGGATTTTTTGCGAAATCCATCAGCATGGACTTGGAAACGCAATGGGGAATGCCCTTCTTGGAATCGTGGTACGCCTGGGGGTTATCCACCCGTCCATAGGCCACGCCGGAAGCCGCAAAACTCGATAAATCTAAAACATTCATGGTTAAATGCCCTTTCTATCTTGTGCTCTTACTTCCCGGAGGCTCCCACCCAGGCAACCACCTGGTTGAAATTCGCTACCAGCCATTCCAGCGTCTTGGGCGGGAACGTCTCTTCCCGGCTGGCTCCCTGCACGTAGTAAATCTGCCGGCTCTGACAGAACTTCACCACCTGGGGCATGCTCACACCATGGGCTTGCAGAAGCTTTTCCAGGTCTGCCACGCTCACGGCAGATTCCGGTTCCAACTTCAAATCATCGGTGGCAGGAGGGGGAGAGGAAACCACTTCCGGCTCAAGAGGCTTTTCTTCCTGCTTGGGAGCCGCCGCCACTGGCGGAGGTACAGCAGCACCCGCAAGAGGATTACCGACCTTCGGCTTCTGCGTTCCGGGTTCCGGAGCGGCATTACGCATTTCTCGTCCGTCTTCCACCTCACCATCGGAAATAATCGTGTCGGTCAGGTGGGAATAAAGCCAAGCCTTGGCCTTGCGTTCCGCCTTGCCGATGATGGCATCCTGGGTCATTCCGTTATTCACGCGGATACAGAACTCAAGAGTCTCGGAATCCGGAACTCCTTTGAACTCCCAGCTCATATCTACTCTCACCAATCCTTCCCGCTCAATCTTCTGGTACTCTTTACCCTGCTTGCTGATGCCGGAAGTGGAGGACTCTTTGATTTCGGCGGGATGATAGACCATTTTCAAGTTGGTCAGGCCATCCAGATTTTTCAGCAGGTAGGTCATGCCTTCCTTGGTCACATACGTGCGACCGGCAAGGATGTTCCACTGATTGCCTACTGGAGAAAGCCCCATGCAGGTGGCTACAATCAGGCATTCCCTGACCGCATCAACGTTATAGGAAATGCCCTCCTTGTACTGTGTCGGCTGGCATTCATCGGTGCGGAAGCCGAGCTGGGAGCCTTTCAGCTTCATGATGGATTCCATGATGGGGGGAGTCAGGGCGTCGCGCAGCCGGTTCATGGCAATGCCCATGTTGATGGCCTTTTCAAAGCTGCCTTTGCAGCTCAATGCCTGCTGGGCTTCCAGGGCCAGATTGTCCAGGCTGACGGCCAGCTCGGTGGACTTGGAGGGAGCCATTACTTTCTCTTGCCGCGTGGCTTCACTTGGTGTATTCATAACTCGTTACTAATTGTAATTTTGTAGGTTGCATTCGTAACAGGCCGGGGACCAGTTGGCGCTGGCCCCGGCCAACTCATTTTTATTGGTTGATTTATCTATTGGTTATTGCTCCTCATACCGTGAGGGCGGGACGGTTTTTCAAAGCCGTCAAAAGCTTTCGAAGCGGGGCAGTCAGGAGAAAATCCGGAGTGCGGACTCTTCCCCGCCTGCAGCTCGTCGTTGTCCTGGTCAAAGGCTGTGTAAAACATCCAGCCCCACAACGTGCCGCATGCGCAGGCTCCCAGAAATTTGAAAAAGGTCTTCATGCTGCAGCCCCCTTTCTCTTCCTGCGGGGAGGCAGGACATTCATATTCACCCCATTCACTTGAGGCTTGGCCGCCACATTATCCTGTTGGTGAATATACCGCCACACGGACAGGGCAGGGAACTCATACGGGCATCCGGCGCTTCCGGTTCCAGGTAGTGCTTCGATGCTGCCTTCTTGAATCAGAGCAAGAATGCGGTCTCTCCCCCACCCGGTCATGAAACGCACGTCATCCAAAGTGACAACTACCTTGCCGCGGAATGCAGAAATCGCCTGCGCCTCGTCGGAGTCAGGCAATCCCGCGGCAGCAGCTTCCGGAGATGCAGGTACCGGGGCAGATGCCAGCTCTCTCAACACTCCGGCAATGGCTTCCAGGGTGTCCGCCAGAGTAGACATCGTTTTTCTGTTTGGGGTCATCTTGGGAAGAGGGGGGTTAAAGCTCGTGCCAGCCGAGCTGGATAAATTCGTTAATCAGGGCGTCTCCCATGGTTCAGTCGATATGGCCGTCAGGGTTTTCCGTGGTGGCGTGCTCCCGTTCGTACTGCATCAGGGCGGCTTCAAGGGCTGCGGCTGCGGTTTCGTGCTCGTTCATGAGCTGTTCGGCTTCTTCACGGCTCACAGCCACGTCGTTCACGCGGATGCTGTGGTCCTCTTCGTCGTATTCGATGATCATGATTGTTTATTTGTTAGTAATTAATATTGATTGTTATTGCTTAAATAAAAGTGGAGAGCCTGCCAATGTAACGCCTTAGCTTTGAAACACGCGCTATGCCTAAATTCTTGTGCTCTGGCTCGTTTTTTGTATTATGGTGTCCTATGCTCAATGATAAAGATATTCAAAGGATTAGAACGGCGTTGGAGTCTATTAATTTAGCCTTGTACACAACACGTAGCAGTATGATTCCCACTCCTTCGGTGGCTCAATCTCTTGATGCGATTGCTAAAAACTTGGAAGCCATTAACAAATCCATAGAGGATAATACGGCGGTACTCAGGCAGTTGAACCAGAACTACGTTATTGTTAGTGACCGAGGTCTACAAAAAACAGAAAAGTAACCCCGTCTTTGTTCACGGTTTTTCCAACTACAACACCCTTTTGGCTTCCATTCCAAAAGGGTGTTTTGTCTTCATCTGTGAGTTCTGCTTCCAGCAAATAGTTGCCGCACATTACTCTGGTGAACCCATTGGCCTTCATGTCTTCGTAAGCCTTTTGGCTGATTTCTATATAGATGTTCATAGTATTCATGCCGCGGGCTTCTTGGGTTGGGTTTTCTTGAGTTCTGGGAGGCCGTACTGAACAGCTAGGCGAATCAGCGCGGAGAAGGGGATGGACGTGGTAGCAGACAGAGTTCTTAATTCCTGATTGTCTGTCTCTAACAGTCGCATTTGAATTGGCTTTGATAGCTTGCTCATGCTTTTCATCGTATTGTTTTCAATTACTTTGTCAACATATCTCTGTAGTGTTTAGCATTACATATCCATATTTACTTGTAATGCAATTCATTACAAAGTACTTTTTTTTAATGCGTCCGATTGATAAGAACAGCCCGTACACAACCCCCGTGCAAATTCGCTTCACCGAGAAACAACTTTCCAAGATCGACGAAGTTGCCAACCAGTTTGAAATGAGCCGAGCTGAAATCATTCGGCTGTCCTGCAATGCCGGACTGGTAGCCCTCAAAAAACTCACCCCAAATGGGTTGACGCAAGCCGTAGCCCGTCTGCTAACGGAAAAGTAACTCATGCCGCGGGCTTCTTGGGTTGGGTTTTCTTCGCTGTGGCATCTTTGGCGAGTATACGAAGGGTTTGAACAATGGCATCTCCCAGTGGAAGTCTATCCCTGACGGAGATGGTCATAACGGATTCGCTGGCTTTCGGAGATTCAGCGAGTTTTTGAATTGGTATTTGAATGTTATTCATGGTTTTGATGGAGTAGTTATCAGTTGATGAGAATTTATTATCAGCAATTGCTGAATGTGTCAATAAATATTTCAGCATAACGTTATTATTTTTATCTTGCAATTATCAGCAATAGCTGATAATCATTTGGTCATGTACACAAAGGAAGAGATAGACCAATGGCTCAAGGAAACCGGGAAAGATCGTAAATGGTTAGCAGAGCAATGCGGTGTTTCTTACGGACAGGTCAATAACTGGATGTCTAAAAATAGGGATATTCCTAAAAAGGCCCACATCATTATTGACAAACTCATGTCTCAACCGCTGGTGGTGACAGCAACAGAAGTATCTATCCCTAAGTTTGATATTACTCTCAAAGTACCGCACGATAAATTTGTGGAGTTCGACAGCTATGCCAAGTCTTGTGGGATGAACATTGTGGATTGGATCATTTACGTTCTGGAGTTTGCCGGAGAAAACAAAGAACTCCTTCTTAAGCGTCTCCAAGAAGAGGATTCTGCCAAATCTTCTAAATAGGAGAGCGGATGCGATTGTGTAAATTGCTTTCGTAACTTGGTTTTTTATTTGATTGCGAAAACATTTTTTCCTACATCTCTAACAAAAGTCAATAAATATTTCTTGTTGACGAAAATATCCAAGAAAGGACTTGCCAAGATTTCCTGTATGCGAAAAATGCATGCATGGACGAACTCAAAGCTAAAATCAGGATATTTCTGAAAGACACCCGCATGACTCGGGAAGAACTGGCACACCGCTGTGCTGTCAAAAAAGGCATGATAGACAAATGGCTCTCTACAGTTCCCATTCCCGCTGACAAGCAACGGCTGCTGGACAACCTTATTGATAGCCACTATGCCAAAGTATACAGGGAAACAGACGTCCATATCAGGGTCTCCAACGAGCGTTACCGGCTTATCCAGATTGAGGCTGCCAGACGGGGACTCACGACAGAAGAATGGCTTGATGCTACGTTGCATCTTCACACGGCTATGCCATATCGGGGACAATAGTTTCTTTTCCTTTACGGAAGAAGCTTTGTGTGGAATCTAGGGGGAGACTTTTGAGTTTCGCCCGAGCGAACAATGTATCTAATTTTTAAATATGTTAGATTACTTTGAAATTATTAAGCAATATACTTACAATTAATAGGTTGTAGATCGATGTTGCGTTTCTTTCCAAATCGGAATGTAATATCTATTACATGAAAGCACTCGCAATCATCATCACAGCAGTATCCTTAGCTACCTTAGCCAACGCTCATTCCGGGCGCACCGACAAGAACGGCGGTCACCATGACCGTAAAAGTGGCACATATCACAAGCATATGTTTGACACATGCCATTCCGGCAGGCTGGATTCCAATGGTGGCCACTATGACCGCAAGACGGGAACTTACCATCGTCATAGATAAGCTACAAAACTTTCAGGCCGCCTAATGGGCGGCTTTTTTTGGAAATAAACAGAAACATAGCCTCTTGTTTTCTCTTTTCCGGTATGATAATTCTAGGGAATGCACTCGAAAAGTGACATCAAGAAATGGCTCAAGGAAACTGGAAAGGACTGTAACTGGCTCGCCGAACAATGCGGAGTCAGTATTTACACCGTCTATGGCTGGATGTCAGTCCGGAGAAAAATACCAGCCAAGTCACTTGCCCGCATCCGGGATCTGATGAGTGAAACGGCGTCATCCCTGGGAACCATCAAAGGAGTGGAACAGGGGAGCATAGAAGCCCTGCAACTGGAAAACACCATTCTCAGGACGTGGATTGCGTTGCACCTGAAGCCTGGGGAAGCGGTAGATATTGATGAATGGGTGAGAAAGAAAATGGAATAATCGTAGAATGCTTCGCCCCTTGACCTCCGGGGCCAGGGAGTTAAAAAAGCTTGCCTGCTTTGTTGATCTTTTCTAATTGGTCGCAATAGTGCTTAACGTCTAGCTGTTTCGTCTCAGACGGATTGTACGGAGTAGAATAATTCCTGTCCCGATAAGACTTCATATAAGCATCAACGGTATCTTTTTGCCGCTCTTTAATGACTTTATCCAGATAATGCAGGGATGGCCTTTCTCTTTTTAAATCATTGATGACTTCCTGCATTTGCTCTTTCTCCTTGGGGGATAAATTCATTTTCTCCAAATCCTGGGGCGTCAAATCGCTGACGGCATTCATTTGTTGAATGAAGGGAGATTCGTTGTTGTGTTTAGTATCTGCACTCAAGCAGTGCACCGTAATCCCAACACCAAAAACCAACAGGACAAACCCTACCAGCTCAATCATTTTGACTTTCTTCCTTGGACGATTGCAGACCGCTATCTTCTTTTCTGATTCAGGCCTTGGAGTTTTGGAGACGGCCTCTACCAGAATTTGATCCGGTGCCATGGCCCCCTTTCCCGGCTGCTCCTCTAGAAAACTATTCTCCTGCAGCACTTCAGCATCTCTGCGATTCTCGAAAGCCTGCTCAGCCTTCTTCCGTGCGCCCAGCTCCCTGATAATCCCAGAGACAATCATCAGTACCATCACAGCCCCGGCAACTACGACCAAGCCCCCCAAGATGATTCCTTCCGCCTTACATATACTGTCCACTCCCATCACGACCATCACGCCGAAGAACTGGGCCAGCCATAAGAACACACGGTGCGGTTTGCTGGCTCGCATTCTCCTGACGGCCAGCCAGACAAACGCGGCGCAAAGGACCAGGCAGAATAAGGCAGGGAAGAGGTAGGCGTCCATGGCATGGAGCATAGACTATCAAAGGTGGTCGGGCAAGCATGTGATGTTGTGAGTCACAGAGGCATCGGGAGAAGAACTGATTGAAAAACGGGCGCGAAGGATATCATTTTTTTTACCAAATGCTAGCATATCTTTAGTGCTCGCTCTATTTGTTGGTCTTTTTTGTATATTATTCATTTATAGTTCATTATATTTATGTGTTACGGTATCACGCGTAATAAGTGGTTGATTTCATTGAGTATATGAGTATAACTGTGTGCATGTCCAAGATTCATTTGCTGCTGGTCTTTTTCGCGGCTCTTGTTGCTGTCCCTGCGCAAGCCCATCCGGGGCGTCTGGATTCTAATGGCGGTCATTGGGATCATAAGTCTGGAACTTATCATCGACACAGATAGCTATGTTCTTTTCTTGATTTTTAAACTACAGGATTTTTGATGATCTTGTTTTGTTGTATTATCGGGAGCATATAAAGATGGATATGAAGATGACAAATTTCGATTTTGATGACAGTTATAAACTGTTATTTGAGGCAACGAAGTTGTGGACTATCTACTCTAATATAGAATACTTCCAAAAAGATTATCTTCCCAATTAAGAATTCTTTCTATTTATTATTTTTAAAACCCGCAAAGTAATCGCCATGAAAGGGAGCGAACAGAATATTTCTGAAGAACAGGTCTTAGCACCTGTAAAGGAATGTAAGCAGCGAGATGAGGAAGCTTTAAATGACTTTGCTAATAAATTAGAGTGGGCAATGTCAAATGGAAAGCCTTTGAAGATAAGCAATGACTCTAGAGACCATACTGCTATCTTTATAGAAAAATCTCTTCAATATGCAAAAAAATCAGTTTGTTTACTTTGTAATAGTTTGCGCACAGAAGTGTATGGAGATAGGGACATAATTGATAGTTTTGCAGGAGCGTTAGCAAAAGGAATAAAGATAAATATTTTAATTCAGAAAGAGAAGCCTAATGAGGAAATTGTTTATTTCTATAAAATTCTCTCTTTTTGGAAAGACCAAATATCCTTTAAGACGGTTAATCATATAAAGTTTTTTCATAATAATGATAATTATATGATTGTAGACTGTCTGTTTATGCGCTTTGAGAATGATCAGACCGATTTAAAGGCTGATGTTTATGTAAATGAATCAAAAAAGTTTATTTTGAAAAACTTTTTGAAATTTTTGGTTATGAAATTTCAGGGGAAGTCTCTTTTTCGGAAATATCTAAAGTCCTGCTGATTAACATTTCATTCTCTCTATGTGCTACTTGCTCTCTTATGTGCAGGAATGTTATTCTTGCGCCTGCAATCTCGTTGATAGTTGTACCAGTCCTTGGAAGGGCTCCGAAAATTTTTTATCTATTTGTATAGGTGTGGCTTTTTTGTCTTCTTTTTTCTTTGGTATAAGAGATTTTACTCTAAATACTCTACATTGTTTTACTGAACGACGGAAAAAGATTTGTATTTCTACAATAAAATCCCATTGTCTAGAAGATCCTAAAAATGGTAAAAAAGATTGGATTTTGTCGCCGTATATAAATTCTGATCGTGAATTATTAAGAACTATTTTAGACGGTTCTTGTAAGGCATTGGAAAGTGTCGATAAGCATGCATCAAAATTTAATAATATGGGTTTACGTACATCTGCACTATTTTTCTTTATCAGTACATTACTTGCTATATGTGGATTAGTTTTATTATTAAAATGGGAGGGTTCCACAGCCACACATCATCATTGGAATATAGGTATTATTATTATTATTCCGCTTATAGCATATATTATAATTTTGGCATTTCGATATTATACTAACAATTATAGACGTCAAATTAAAAAAATTTATAAAAGTTTAAAGAAAAGCAAACTATTAATAAACGAATAGAAAAATCATTATCTAATTATATATTCCACAGTCTTCACCGGGTTCATCAGCGCGGATCCCAGCGTCATATACTGCCCTGCGGCCTGCACTCCCTTATTCGCCATCCCGCTGGCAACCCCTCCCACAGCACCGAACACCCGGCCAAGCCGGATCACCTGCTTCATGTAATCCCCGGCTTCATGGCCTCCCTCCTGCATCATCTCGCCCAGTTTCCAGGCGGCATTCCAGCCTGAGCGGAAATCAATCAGGGCGCGGCCGGCGGACCCCGTGTACACCTTGGCCCCCAGCAACTCGGAAAACAGCCACTCCACGGCTTCGCCCACCAGCGGCATTCCGGCAAACGGCCCGGTCAGCGCGGCGTAGAGATACCCCTTCCAATCCCGCTTCTCCCATTCATCCTCATCGTCCTTCATGTAATCCAGCATGGCGCCGATGATGGCATTAAACGTTCCGTAGGCCAGCCACACTTTCCCGGCCTTGGACAGGGAAGCCCACCGCTGCCTGGGCGTCACCCCTGGGGCAAACCCGGCCCGGGCCAGTCCGTAAATAGCGGCCGTCTTGTTGTAATTCTCACTCATCATGTAGAAAATGGCGCGTCCCCAGGCGCCGCGGTGCAAGCCGCCAAACGACTTGTCGATCCACGTCTGGGGCTGGGCGGAATGCAGCGCATTCCTCACCGCCTGCCACGCCTCGTCTTTTGCCCTCCCTTCCTCCACGCCCGCCTTGACGGCTTGTCGGTACTTGATATTCCAGAGCGCGGCGGACCCCACAGCATTGAAAAACACATCCGTGTACTCAATCCCGTTCATTCCCCACACCAGCGCGGCCTCCGCCAGCGTGTAGGAGGAATCATCCTTCAGGCGGGACAATGTTTCCACGTCAATCCGGTCGTTCAACCGCGCCTGGAATTCGGCGCTCTTCAGCATCTTGATCACCCCCATCTCCGCTGTCCCATTGCGCATCTTCGCCATCGTGCCCAGGTAATCCCAGAAGCCGATGCTCGGATCGCCAATCCACGCGTTCAGCACAGCGGAACCCTGTTTCAGCAATGTCTCAAAACGGAACGCCAAAATTGCCTTCGCCTGCCCGGAATAAACGGCATTGAGAAGTTTGTCCAAGGAACCCACCGCCTGGCCCTGGACAACACCGGCCCGTTCCAGCAGGTCCACCCAGCGGCGCAGCCTCACAAAATCATCCTTCCCCAGATTCGCCACCAGGCTCTCCGCCACCTCCCGGCGCCGAAGCAGCCCGCGGAAGTCCGCCGTAATATCCTGCGTGTAATACCAGTGGTCGGTAATATCGGTAGCCTCCCAGAACACGGAAAGCGCTCCCACGCTCGTATCCAGCCTCCGGTGGTGCTTCGTCCTCACCTTCTGCCAGCCCTGGTTGCCTCCCTTCGTGCTCGGCATGCCGGAAATCATATCCGCCGCATCCGCATCGCTCATGGCGTCCAGCGCCCAGAACCGGGCAGGGTAGTAATTCTCCACGCGGGGGAAGGGGACGCCTGTCACCTGCTCGTAGAGCTTCCCGATCTTATCCCCCTGGGCTTTCAGCATCTCCCTCAGCCCGTAGCCAATCGCCATCCCTTCCTCCCCCACGTACTCCCGCAGGGAGGCAATCACCTCCGGCGTATACCCCTGCTGTTTCATCATCTCCCGGTAGCTTTCCTGCTCGGACTGCAGCACCAGGTACAGGGCATTATCCCGGCTCAACACCAGCGGGGAACCCTCCTCCCCCTTGAAAGACACCTTCGCCGTCACGTACTTCCGGTAGCGCGGCCTCTTGCCCTCCGCCTTCGCTTGGGCCGCGGCCTCCTCATGCTCCTTCAACCGGGCCAGTAGAACATCCAGCGTCTCCTCGGAAAAATACTCCATTCCCTCCTCCCAGCGCTTCTTGATAAACTCCTTCCTCTGCTGAGCATCCATCTCCCGCACCTCGCGGGCCTGTTCCAAGGTCAGTTGTGCCGTCTGCGTAATCCATCCGTTTAATTGGACGCCCGTATCATGGCTCGTCTTGAACCACGTCACCCAGCCGGCCAGGTTCCCCACCTTCCGGCCTTTCATCACCTTCTCTGTGATATGCTTCTCATACAGGTTCTGTACGGCCGCCGCTCGCAATCCGCGGGCATCCCGCATCTGCTGGAACGCATTAGTCAGCCGACTGCGCATATCGACCGTGAACTCCTGCAGGGCAGGCATGGTTCCCATGCGTGTCAGCAGCTGGTCCATGTTCTCCATGAAATCGCCGAAATTCTTGAAACTCACCTTCCCGTGGAACTTCTCGTTGGCGGCGCGCAGCGTGTTCTCATCGGCCTTCTTCCCGGTCTGGTTGAACTTCTCTACAATCCTCCTGCCAATCGCATTCAGCCGTTCGGCCGCATCCTCCTGCACGGCGGCCCACTGTTCCTTCTCCGTCCGGATAAACGCTTCAATTGTCCTGGCGGCGGTCTCCGCCTCATCAACGCTCATCCCCTTCAGATTCCCGTACAGGGCCAGACGGGTCAGTTCCTCATTCAGCTCCTCCATCCGGGCCGCGGCCTCGCCGTCCATCTGGTCAGGGTTCTCTTTTTCCGAACGGCTCCACTCGGCCTCAGCCTCCCGGATGGCCGCTTCCTTCTCCTCCGCCGTCATCCGGAGCAGGGGAACCACCTGTTCTTGGAGGTATGTATAAGCCTCCATGGAAATCTTCCCCTTCTGCTGCTTCCCGTTCTTTTTACGGACCTTCAGTACCTGGTCCAGCATCCTTGCAATACCGGCGGAAATCCCGTCCTTGGCCAGTGCTTCCAGCTTCCCGGCAGTCTTCTCCATCACCTCGGCCATCAGCTCGTGCAGACGGTTTTCCGCCCAAGCCTTGCGAACCTTATCCATTTCATCCTCAAACACTTCCTTGGTGAATTTCTGGGTGGGACCACGTCCGGTCATCTTTCCTGCTACGCGGGCGGTAATGCCGGCAGTCTCTTGGGCTTCCTTCAAATCCTCCCGGGTAGCCTCAGCCATCTCCCGCTTAATCTCCCGGCGGGCAAACGCGTTCACTAGCCTCGTCTCGTCTATCTTTCCCTTGGCCGCCAGCTCCGACAGAATCTGCAACCTGTTGATGTAGGGCTTCACGGCCACGCGGTATCCTGCGGGCAGGTGCATCAGGGCGCTCTTCACCAGGGAGACATTCCGGCCCACGTTCACCAGGAATGCAGCCTCATCCGTCTTTCCGGCGTAGCGTCCCCAGGTGGCGGCATCCGCCCGCAGGTCGGCGGCAATCCGGTGGACCACCTCCAGATTCTGCGTTCCGCGGCTCACGGCCAGCGGGGAATCTTCGGACAGGGAAAGGGAAACGCCGCCTGTCGCGTTATTCCCTTCTTTCCACTTGACAACATCTTCTGGCTCTAATACGTTGGACTTGCCCTTCTGGGAGGCGACGCCAGGCAATTGGAGCCTGGCAGAACGTGCCCATGCAAGGGCTCTCTTTTTATTGAGGAAGCGCGTGTGGCCAGCCTTCATCTGGTCGGTGATCATGGAGCCGTTCTTTTTGCCATAAGCGCTGGCAATTACGTGATGCGTCCCTCGCATGGTATTCTTGTCCAGATGCAGAGCCACCAGTACATTCCCCTCGTCCGTCCGGATGGCCGTCAAAATCGCCAGTGAATGGGCCTGTGTGGCGGAATCCACAATCAAAATCGGATTGTGCAGGGCTTCGGGAAGCTGTAGCATCTGCTCCCGGGTCAGATCGTGCTTTCCGTGCATCACTTTTTCAACCACCCCTGGACTCATCACCAGATTCCTTCCGGCAATTCCCATAGCGGAAAGAACATCTGGCATGGAACACACCTTCAGAGGAGTGGTGGGATCCTTCGTTCCATGTTCCAGAAACTCGTTCAGGGAACTGGCCCATGCGGTCTGATCGGCCTTGAGAACGGAAGCGTTGTACATCTCGCCCCCGGAAGGGGATAAAGACATGGAAACCCCACTGCCGGTCACCTCCTGAGCAATTCTCTGGGCGTCGGCTTCTCCCTGCCGCGCCCCCTCCTGCATCCAGTAGGATTCCAGGTTATTGGAAAGAGCATACACCGTCTGGGCGAAATCCGCATCAATCGGCACACTTTCTCCGGCCAGCCGGCGGCGCTCCATCTCGTGCAGTCCCGTTCCCAAATCCAGCAGGGCTTTGGCGGAGGAAACCCACTGGCGCACCATCTGTAAAAAATCCTTCATCCACTGGGGCAGCCTCATATCCGCAGCCCGGGCCAGCACATCGCCCTTGGCCAGCATACTCATCCCCTCAATCACATCCTTCACGGATACCTCCCCATCTTTCCGGATCAAATCCTTTCCCTTGCCCAAATACCCCTCCTTCTGCAATGCATCCTGAAGGGCCCGCAGGTTGGACGTGTACCAATCCAGACTGTGCTTCGTGTTCTCCATATCCTCCGTCAGATGCGTTTCCAGCACCTCTTCCAGAAGCTCTGGCACCGTCACCTCCCCCTTATGGAAGCGGATCAGCGTCTGCCCGTTCTTCATCGCCACGCGGTACGCATTGCTGCGGGCCCGCTTTGCAGTGGAAATCTCCCCGCGCTCCACGCCCAGCTGCACGCGGCCCTTGAACGTCTCATCCATGGCTGCCGCTTGCCTGTACGTCATCCGAGTTCCCAGCTCTGCGGCCTCAGCATTCACATCCGCCCCATCGGCAATGCGCAGCCGGGCGCCCTCAGCCAGCTTCCGGGCCGTTTCCATCGTTTCGGCATGGCCCATCTCCTCAAACACGTACCTCCCGGAACCCTCCAGTTGGGTGATCGTCTTATCCACGGCAAACGCCTGCTGTGCCTCAAGCATCCGCAGACGAATCCCGTCGTGCAGGAGGGCCTGCATCCGCGCCGAGGCATCCTGTTCATTCAACTCCAGAACATCGTAGGAATCCTTCCCCTCTGCATCCCTTATCGTGGTGGTGAACCTCCAATTCCCGTCCCCTAAATCTTCCACGCGGGGAAGGTTCAGAAGCTCTACCTCTGCCTGGTAGGCTTCCTGCCGGGCCAGCCAGGAAAAATCCTTTTTCATGGAAGAGAAACCCTGGCGCACATTCTCCATCTGCGCCGCCCGATCGGACATGCTCAGCGCGGCCTGGAAAATCTCCCTGTTTTTCTCCACGGGGTCCACAATATTGGCAATCCTCTCCGCTTCGGCGCGCTCCACACCCAGCCCCATAATCTTCGGAGCGCTCACCCGGGAAACTTGAGCCTCCCGTGCAAACACCGGAATCTGGGCTCCCCCGGCTACGGCGCCGAACGCCACCATCTGCAAGGCGAGCATGGGATCGGCAGCTGCCCCCAGTTGTTCCTTCCAATCCTCAACCGTCATCCCGTTCTGACTTCCAAACAAACGAGCAAGCCCTGCGTCCAGCGGAGCTTGGAGGGTTGGCTGAATCACTTCTTCCAGCCATTCGGAACCGCCGGAAGCCAAGGAGGCCGTACCGTAGCGTGCAGCGGCGCTCTTATACAGGCCCCGCCTCATCATATCCGTGGCGCTCCCCATATACCCGGCAAACCTGCTGGCAAACGGCATCTTCAGCCCAACCAGGCGCAGCGTCTTAAACAAGCTCTCACCGCCCAACCGTTCCACCAGCACCTCCGTTCCGCCCGCGGCGAACCCTCGGAACGTTGCTTCCATTTCTCCAACACCCTGGCCCCGGAGCTCCTCAATCCGGTCATTGCTCAAAGCCGCAAACGTGCCAACTCCCTGCGTGCCTACAAAAAACGCTGTCTGGGCTGCCATCCTGCCCAACCCGTCGCCGAACCGTCTCCACCAGGAAGCCCCGTCCGGAGACTCGGCCACGGACTGCTTGATGTCCCGGATTTGACTGATCACCTCCGCCTCCTTATCGGAAGTCCTGTCGGAAGCCCTGCTCGTGAAATTCAAATCCGTGGCAGCATTCATGGAGGAATTCATGCCGGCGGGCAGCCCAGCGGACCTTCCCGGACCTTGGCCCAGGTCCCGGGTAAAATCCCAGGAACTCTCCATCATGCTCGCAAACGTGCTGGCAAGAGGGGACAGCACCGCCGTGCCGCTATTGCGTTCCCTGTCTATCCTGGACAGGAGGGAACCAACGACGAAATTGAAAGCGTTCTCATTGTGGGCCTTCAGCTCCGCCAGTTTTTTGCCGAGCTCATAGGCTCCATTATTGAAAACCATCTTGTCTGCCTTCTTTTGCCGTTCTTCGTCGGACAACCCGTATGGATGAATATAGGCGTCGCCACTGCTCCACGCTCCCCAGCCTTGCGCTTCCATCTTTTTCATCTCCTCGTCGGAAACCATCAGTTGAATTCCGTTCTTTGCCGCCCACTGGCGGGCATCCTCCACATCCTCAGCGAACTTGGAGCCATACCCACAGTTGGTAAGGAGGAATATCTTGGCGGAAGCATCCAGCTCCGGCGTTTTGTCCAGCACCTGGATCATGGAATTTCCCTTCCACAACTCCTCTGCTATCATTGGGAGCTGCTGTTCTACGGAATGGGCGGAACGAATGGCGTTGGCTTCTTCATCCACTGCTGCCTTGTTCGACGCTTGGAAATGCCGCCAAATTGCAGCATCAGAAACAACGTTCTGATCCCAAAGCCCATTCCGGGTTTTATACTCTCTGAACCCAGCTTCGGAATCATCATCCCCCAGAATCATTGTCAGCCGGGTTCCTAATAATTCATCCCGGTCCTCTGGAGAGGCCTTCTGCACCCGTTCAATAAATCCTTTCCCCCAGCGGGCCTCTACGCGTTTGCGGGCTGGTTCGTCCGTGTTCCAGTCGCGCAGCAGGTCCAAGCTATCTGAGGCTTTTTTCCTGCGGATCTTCTCATCCGTCTCTGCGGCAGGGTCCCGGTAATTATCCAGAATAACCCTCTGCCTGTAAGAGGAAAGATGTTCGGCCAGCAGTGGCCGGAATTCGTCTGTCTCCGGCAGTTGGGAAAAATCGTTGAGCCGTTCAGCAAACTCTTGGTCATTCTGAATGTTGATACTCTTCTGAACCTCTGTATCAACAGCCGGCATCTGCAGGCTAGGCTCCGGTTGAAAAACGGGCAAGGAAACATTACTGTAATCTGGTTCAACAGTTTGGTTGTTTGAAAAAATGGACATAAGAAACTCTCTTTATATATTGTTACACTAAAAATTAATTCAATGGAGGAAGCACGGTGAGATCGCCATTTAAGTAGGCTCCGCTTACGGGTTCAGCGGTTTCCACGCCGTTGTCCGGAACAAGGCCAAAATCGGGAGAGGGAGCTTCACTATCCGCCTGATTGAGAAATTCTCTCTTGAAAAACTCCTGCATCTCCTTTCCGGCAGGAACAATCGACACATGCGTGTTCATTCGTGAGGAAAACGTCATCCGCAACTTGCTGGCTCCGGACAAGGTCAGTTGGGGAGAAGCCGCTTTGGTGTACCCGACAACCGGTAAGGGCCTTCCTCTTCGGGAAGACGGGGAAGAGGGAACCAGGGCGGCAACATGGGAGAGGTCATCTCCAAATCTCTTCTTCATGCTTTCAGGCAGCAAGATGCCTGCTGGAGCATTCGTCTGCACCGTATCCACGGAAAGCGTAGCGGGAAACGTGAAGGTTTTTTGAGGGATGAGACGCTTTTTTGTCTGATCATCAGCCAGCTTTGGGGCGCTCTTCTTGCGCTGGCGATAAGCATTTTCAGCTGCTCTATCGGCTTCTTTAACTGCTTTATCCGCCTCTTGACCAAACTTTCCCGGAAGGGAAAAACTCTGATTACCGGTAAACTGGCGCAGGAGCGTTTCAAGCTTGTCTTCCTGAAGAGTGATAGAAGGCTCCTTGTCTCCATGATCCTGCTTGTAGGCATTATGCCAGGTATCGAAAGCCACTCGAACCTTGAAAACCGTCTGGTTGGTCAACTCGTCCTCAAGGGCATTAATGGAATCATGTGCATACTTCTCTCCCCATTTGGCGCGATCGGGAACGGAGAAACCTGCATTCTTGTAGGACTCCTTAACTAAGGCATAAGTACTATTCGCAGCCTGATTTAATGAACCAATACGCTCATTATACAACGCAGGATCATACAGCTTTACATTACTTCCGGCGGTTGCATTTTTAACATACTCCACCGCATTCAACTTCGGATACTCCGCCCGTCTCTTAGCGTTCTCTTCCATCCGTTTCAGCAAGCGGGACTTAGTATCGGAAGGTATCTGATAAAAAGTGCACTTCCGGGAAAGATCAGTCATCTTTCTTTCAAGGGAATCCTTCTCTTCTCCCGGAGCAACATCATCGGCCAGACTATGGAGGAAATTCTCAATCTCCGGCATGCAGGCCGCAAAGTTTTGATCACGGTTGTAAACGGAAAGGAACTTCAATTCATCTTCGTAAGGGGAACCAGCCAGCAGAGCAGAAGCCATGGCCTGCCTGTTATCTTTTCCCCTGGGCTGTGAAACGGCTTGGTTAATCAGATCCGTCAATCTATCATCATCATGGTTGCGCAGTGAGCGCATCATCTGTTCCTGTTCGGCGGCGGAAAAATACCCGTCCAGCTCCCCGCGGTTGATTTTTTCAGCAGCAAGATCGGGGTTAGTCGCCGCTAGATTATTAAAATCTGCACCTGCTTGCTTCTTGCTCATCGACTGCGCAAAAGCATCTCCTTCTTCCGGGGTTTTGAAAATTCCTACGCCTGACCCGTAAATATCTGCAGCGCCCCGAAAATCTCCGCGTTCCACGGCTGAATTCACATTTGCCTGCCAGCTACGTTCCGAATCCCGCATCCGGCGTTCCGCCGTCCCTGTTTCCACGGACGCATTAAACTTGGCAATCCACTCATTCCGCCGGGCCTCGTACTTCAGCAGTTCCTCTTCACTCCCCCAATCATACCCGGCGCCCCACTCTTCAGCCCGTTTTTTCAACTCCCTGGCAAGCGTGATGTGCTGGTCGTAATTCATGGGATCCTCTGCCACGGCGGTTTTATACTCGGCCTGCTGGTCAATCAACCAGCGGTCAAAATCATTCTGCTGCCTGAAATTATTGATAAGCTGCTCATTCTGGGCATATCGCTGCCAGGTTTTTCCCGCCTCATCCACTCCTTCCGCTATCTGCTGCAGAGAGCGCCACGGCATGCTGGCTGCCTCCGGAGAAACCATGGCGGCCCGCTGCGGGCCACCTCCATAAAGGGGAATATAACCGTTCATCACTTCTTAACTGTTTGAGTTGGCTTTCTCTGTACTCCGGCGCCGGAGCTTCCATAGAGCGATCTACCGGCAGATGCCGCGGACCTCAACACGGTTCCCAGGGCAACCACGTTTCCGGACCGGTGCTGCTGGCCTCCCTCCCACCGTGTCAAATCTGCCTGGTGCCGCAGAGAAGAGGCTTCCCGCTGGGCCTTGGTTCCCATATCTGCAATATCTGCTTCCACGCTGCGCATCACCACCTGCTGGGCGGCGCTCCCGCTTCCCTCGCCGGTCAGGCCGGAAGCCCCGGCGCGGGCTGCCTGTTCCGCTACGGCTGTATTCTGGTTGCGGCGCTGGCGCAACATATTGGCTGCAGCATCGGTTTCCACCTGCGAGGCTTGCCGGTCCATACTCTCCGCATTGGCGGAGGAAGCCTTCTTGGCTGTCTTCCCCTGCATGTGTGAGCTCAAGGCGCTTATACCGCCGGCGGCCAGTGTCGCCCCTGCTGCTGCTAAACTAATTGGATCAAAACCCATACTGATAACTCTGTTAATGTTTTAAGTAAAAATAGCCTTCACGCCCGCCAGATGCAGATCGGTATCATCGGTAACGCGCACGCCCACACAGAAACCGTCATCCCAGGTAGCGGAAGCCGTCATATTCACCCAGCCATTAAGGCCGGCATGCCTGGCCTCGGCAGAAGGGACCACCCAGGAAACACCGTCATTGCTCACCAGCAGAGAACGTCCATCCCCGGCAATGAAATAAACAACCACCGTTGCATTATGGCGCCGGGTTCCCAGCGTCTCCGAACTATCAAGGGAATTGGTAATCAACTCCGATATATAGGGCGTCCCATTCAGGCCGTCAGTAAACGGATTCCCGTCTTGCTGCACCTCCAGGGAACATACCCCCTGGCGCTCGACGACCCACCAGCACAAATCTCCGCGCCCCTCATCATCCTTCGTCACCGCGACGCCTCGCAAGGCCCCGTCCGTCTCAATGCGGCTCCACGCATTCACGTGGTGTTCATCATTATAAGTCATGGCTGCACCGGTACCGTCCGCCAGTACCACGAAGAGCTCAATCTGCGGCCTCTTACGCGCGGCCATGGCAACAGCACGTCCTTTCAGCACATGTTCCGCATAAACTGTCAAATCAGTAGAAACATACCCGTCACGCTCATAATTGTAAGCAAACTGCCGCATCCGCTGGTTCCCTTCCTCCGTGTAGAGAACCGAGGAACTAAGCATCAGGCTTGGCAAACTGGAAGAACCTATCGCAGAATGGGGCTCTGCGACTTTCTCCGTAGGCGTAATGACGCCTTTCCCGCTCGCGGCGCCGGAAACAACCCACTCTGCATCATCCGTTCCAACATACAGCTTCCTTTGCTGGCTCTCCATCCAGCGCACGGTGGACTGGCTGCGGGTTGACAGGGTAATCACGATGGGCTTGTCATCATTCGTCCCGGCCCGGTAATCCTCCAAATCATCAGAGCCTGAAAACCACAATGTCTGCGGTCGCGCCATCACACCGCCAAACACCAGGCGGGACTCATGAAGGGCCATACAGGAGGGGTACCCTTTCGATCTGCTCCATGCCTGTAACTCCCATCTATCCGTCACCCTGCTGCTCAATGTCCGGTAGGGATACGTGACCGAAGAACTATTGTTTTGGGTTAAAAAATAGCCGCTGGAATATATCCGCGTAATCTCATAATCGAAAACCGCGGTATACGCTTCAATAGTGAACCTGGCCTCGATGCTCAGGAAAGATGAAATCGTTGTTGAATCCTGCAAATACCTCAATGCAACGCGCATCAACAGGAGGTCCCCGTCATTATCACCCGTCACTGTCACGTTGGAAGACCTGCTCTCAACGCTGGGATTGAACACCAGCCTGTTGGACCACGTAACCCCGTCGTCGCTGCTCTCCTGCACAACAAGCTCCGCATCAATACTGCTCTGTCCGCGGTACAACTTCCAGCCGCCGGCGGACCAAAACATGCCGGACACGTCGAGTCCTGCCCGGAAAAAATCAGGATACTCGGAAGGAGAAGGGTTGCTGCTTGTCCCAGTCGCATACTCCGGTTTCCACTCCTTGATGCACTCGTAAAAATAATTGATGGAATTGCTCTTGTAAAAAACGAACTGGCCCGCCGTGTACTTGGTGCTTTTCAGCTTGGATTCTACGACACTCCACGGGAACCGCAGGTTATTCACCGTGGCAGGAATCGTATCCTTCACGCATAAAAACTCACCCAGGCGGAACTCATGCCCTTGAAACGTTCCGGCCACCATGACGCCATCCTCCTCAACCATACTATCCCAGGCATCACACACACGGAACGCATTCAGACCATTGGAAAGCTTCAAGGGAAAATCCTGTTTATACCCCTCTGTTGTCGGAACGGTTCGAAGAACTATTTCCCCCAAATTCCACACGCCACCTGTACGCTTCATTACGTGAGGCATCACCCGTTCGTTGAGCAGGTAAATCGTATCATTGATAGGGTAAAAGCGCGGGGCGCCTCCGCGTGCATCATAGGCGCCGCTGAAAATCACAGTCCCATCCGTGGCGCGAATCTCCACAGCATCATCGTAAACCAGCAGCAGAACGTTCGCTCCGTCGGACAACGTGGCAGAGGACATGCCAAGAGGAATTTTATCCAAATTACTCACATGACGCATCCCGCGGCGCCTTTTGGCCCCTCCGGTCTGCAGCAATTCCATATTCAACACGCTCCTGCACCCGCGCGTGTGTGCTTCCAGCTCGACACGCACTGCAATATACGGCGACTGTTCGCCACCATTCAGAGCAAAACGGGTTACTTCCATGGTAAACCCCTCCTCCTTTTGAGACTCATGCCCCGTATCAAATCCAGGGGGTCCTGGTCATTGGAAGAATCCTGCACCTTATTGGCGAACGCAGCGTCCGGGAGCACCACTTTCAGAAACTCTTCCATCAATGCCTGCCGCAACTGGGGGCGCCCTGTGATGGACATGCACACGTTAATAGCCAAACGGCATGCCAGGGCATCCACAAACAACGGGTCGAATAAATCCACCTCTTTAATATCCCGGACATAGGAAATCTTCAACACATCCCCCGCATCCTGACCGGTGAATAAAACCCGTCCACCCAGCACAAACCGATCTGCCGGCACATCACACACCCGCAGGCAATCTTCCGGAAGGTCGTAGGCTGCCTCCATGGCGGCAGGTATCACGGCGTTATTACTGGACCTGGGAAGCAACGCCCATCCCATAGCAAAAGACCATCTGACGCGCACCAGCACATCTTTTCGCGCCACCTCATAATTGCTCGCAAGCGCCCTGGCAGACGGGGAAGGGGTGAAATCCCTATTTCCTTCCGCGGGAACTCCCTTTGCCTGGGCATACTCATCGTCGCTTACAGCCCGTTCCCCAAGCCGGTCCAACGCTAAATTGCAAATCTCTACCTCCGTCATAGCTTCTTTCCGTGGGTGGAAATGCGGCGGGAGGAAAACCAATCAACCTCCCGCCGCCCTACTTCCTCTTTTCCTTCCCGATTTATGGAAGAATGTATGCAATACAGAACACGGCCTTCTTGCCGGCAGCCGCCGTTCCGCTGACTACCGTGGCAGTCATCCAGCACGGTTCCTCCGTCGGCACAGGAGCCATGGCATCCGTGCCCCCCGTAAAACCGTTGGTCGTTTTAGCCGTGGAGATGGGCAGGGAACTGGCGTAGCGGGAAGAATCCCGTCCATCCCCGACTTTCACCGTGAGGCCCGTCGCCTCGGATGTCACGGAACACAAATTGGGAAGGACAACCACGTGCTTGGGAAGACGCACCAAATTCATCACGTCACCGGTTACTTCGGCCCCGGTCAAAGTCACTACGGCACGGGCCATCACCACGTTGCCGCTTACACTCTGGCCGGATGCCGTCAGCGGGCCCGTTCCGTTAATGATCTGGTTCTGCTTACCTGCAATGTCGGAAAAAAATGTAGTCATTGTACTTGATTCCCTTCCTTAGTTTGCAGATTCATCACACAGGATTTTGACGAAGCCTTCTTCCTGGAGACGGGTGGCGCCGCAGGCGAACTTGGCGCGGATCTGGAGGGCTTCCTCCATGTCGTCGCGAACGGAAAGCTTCACCTTGAAATCTTCCCAAAGTCCGAACTTCGCCTTGCTCTTCACCCAGGCCAGGCAGGAGCGTGTCTTTCCGTCCTCATCCAAAGGCAGGCGCTGGGTGCGAATGAATTTGAAGCCAAGGAGGGTATCAATCTCCCCATTCACCAATGCCTTCACATTGACGAAATCAGCGGAAGTTGCCTCCGTCGCGCGCAGCAGGCTCATGATCTGGGAACTGGTCACAGCAATCACTAGCTGATCGCCGTAATTTTCGGAATCTTGACCCCACGCCTCTTCCTCCTGGAACCGTTGAAGGGCTGCACGCAGCTTGCCGATTGTCAGGTTGGACGCTTTGGCGGAGCCTGTCTCTACGTAATTGGCTGCCACAATCTGATCAGAAGGAAGCTCTACTGCCGCCATACCGTCTTCACCGATGTAATTCGTGCCCAGGAAGCCGGAAATCATTACGTCGTCCATGCGGCGTCCGGCGGCGGCCCGGAGACCTTCGATTGTCTTGCTGACGGGAACGTCGATATTGCCGAGTTGCGTGCCGTCAAATTCATCATAGCCGATGGCCTTGGTGAAAATACGCGGACGCATGGAGCGGCGGTCTGTCGGCGCCTCATCAAGGACAGTCTTGCCAAGACGGGACGTCTTTTCATCGAAGTCCAGCAAGCCGAACTGGTCCATGAAAACAACCTTGCCGGAAAGTCCTGTATCCGTGCTCGTGTAATTTCGGAAACGGGCGATCGTCTGTTGAAGCAGCGTGCCCCACTTATTTGTGTACTTGACCTGATATTGGTCTGGAATTGTCATTGCCATGCCTCAACCATGGCACACCGGCATCAAAATAAATACCGCTCTAAATCAAGTAATTCAGAAATGACTGTCAGAACTTGAGTTTTGAAGCTTGTTCTTTGCTATGAGCATCCCGGAGATGGCCGTATACCCGCATGGCAAGGGCACCTCCGTCCTGGTGTCCTAGCCACTTGGCAACCGTCGGAATATCCACCCCTTGTTCAATGCACGTTGTCGCGAAGAAATGGCGCAAATCGTGAATACGAACGTGAGGCAGCCCCAGGCGGATGCAGGCATTCGTAAGAGCTTTCCTTGGGTTCTCAATAACGAAAACAGGGGATGTCGCGGCCAAGTTATTCTTTGTTTTTTTCATCCTCTCAATCACCTCCCGCAACGCTGGATTGATATACAATATCCGTCTTTTGACTGCATGTTTAATCGCCGGGACAGATATGGAGTCTGTCCCAATATCACCCCATACCAGGCGCCGGGCTTCTTCAATCCGGAGACCAGAGTAGGCCAAAAATGCCACCATGTCTGCCGCTGGGGAATCAAGCCCCTTTTCCCGGTACTTTCGCAGTACCGGAGCACGCCTGATTTCTTCCACAATCCGGACAAATTCTTCTTTTCCCGGGATGAAGAATTCAGTCGGTTTCAGACTCAATCTTTCCAGTTTGGCGGTAGGGTCCGAGATTGCGTACCCGGAGTCCGTGAGCATGGCAAATATTTTCCGTACTGCACCAAGAGCCCCATTGGCCGTTCTTGGCGAACAACTCTGTGCTTTTTTGGCCCACCATAACCGGCACATATTGGATGTGATGGCTTCCGCTGCCATGTCTTGCTCAACCAGCTTACGGGCGTGCTCCGCAAAAAGCAGGGAGGATTCAAGAGCCCTGGGCTTAAGATTGGGCCGCATCTTCTGGTGAGCAATGTAGGTATCTACTGCCACATACCAGGAGATATTTCCGATGGCCGGGGTATTCGCCCCCATCTCCTGCAAAAAGGCCGCCATTTTGGCAATAGCCTCATTCAGTTCCTTTGTTTTAAGCGAACGTCTTATCGTTTTTCGACCGCCTTGCCTGGAATCCACACGAGCATAGTAAATGCCGGAATTCTTTTCCCGGTACAAGTGAGCGTAATCGGTGGGTTCGAAATACTGGCGCATGTCCATCTCTTGCCATTCCTGCGGCCCCAACACAACATTTTTCCACAT